AAGATGGCGGCATACGTCAACAACCAAAAGCAGAAGGATTTATATTCTTGCTTAACTGGTGCATTTGGTTCTATTAACGCTAACGATAGTAACTCAGCATTATTTGCTTTAACTATTGATTCAGAGTCTGGTGATACTCCAACAGTTCTTAGCCCTAGACACGTTGCTAAAGCACAGTCTTTGTTAGGCGATCAAGGTGGTAAGTTAACTGCCGTTGCAATGCACTCAAAAGTCTTTTATGACTTGGTTGAGAGAAATGCTATTGATCGTATTTACGATAATACAGGCGCTCCTGATGCGTCAGCAACTGCTGGTAGCACAACAAGAGCATTTGATGGACCAACAGCTGTAAATCAATTCATGGGTCTAAATGTAATCGTTTCTGACGATATACCAACAACAGGCTCTGGATCTTCAACTGAGTATTCTACTTTCTTCTTTACACAAGGGGCAGTGGTAACAGGAGAGCAAGCACCAATCAGAACACAAACTGATAGAGATATACTTGCTTTAGAAGAAGCAATGGCAGTGGATCTCCACTACATCTATCACCCAGTTGGTCTTAAGTACGCTGTTTCAACTGTCAATCCTAATAGAACTGTATTAGAGACTGTTGCTTCATGGTCGAAAGTGTATGAGACAAAGAACATCGGTATTGTTCGCGCTACAAACGTAAGTAATCAGGATTAATCATGCCATCATTATTTGAAGTAACTGCTGGCTCCTTAGTTGGACCCACAACTGGCGGTACTGTAACTCAGGCTACCAATAAATCCACAGGTGTAACTCTAAATACAGAGTCTGGTCAAATCACAATGAACAATGCACAGCTTGACGCTGGCACAGAAGTATCTTTTACAGTAACTAACAGCAAGATTGCAGCAACAGACGTTGTTGTAGCTTGTCATGGTTCTGCTGGAACTGCTGGTTCATATTTGGTAAATGCAAATGCGATTGCTGCTGGTTCTTTTGCAGTAACAGTTTCAAACGTATCTGCTGGAAACCTTAGTGAAGCAATTGTCATAAACTTTGTTGCTCTTAAGGGTGCATCAAGCTAATGGCTATGTACGCATTTAGGCGTATGAGAGAGAGGAATGAAGCTGCTGCAAAGGCGGCTTCTCTCACTCCTACTATTGAAAAGCCAAAAACTAAACCAAAGCCCAAAAAGGTAAAACTAAATGGCGATAACTCTTGATGCTACTGTTGGCGGTGCTAACGCAAACACCTACATAACTCTTGCTGATGCAAATTCATTTATTGAGGGTTTAGTCCTCAGTGATGATGCTGCCGCGTGGGACGGCTCAAGCAACGATAATAAAAATCGTGCGCTTTTTACAGCAGCCCAAAGAATTGATAGAGAAAAATTTTTAGGGGCAAGGGTAGCTGATACCCAAGCACTAGAATGGCCTAGATCGGGTGTAAGGAAACCAGATACATACACCAACCTGTATGGCTTATCATTTCCTAACAGATTAGTAGCAGATTATTATCTTGATACAGAAATACCAGATAGGGTAAAACACGCTCAAGTTATTTTGGCTGTTTATCTTAACAACAATAGGAACGGACTAGAATTAAGTGGTTTGGAAGATTTTGCCGCTGTAAGTATTGGTAATATAAATGTAACTCCTAGATTCTATGGAGCTGTTGGGGTTGATCGTATTCCACCAATCGTTGACCACTACTTAATGGGTATTAGAATAGGTGGAAGAGCAAACTCAGCAATTATTATTACCGATACAAACGCCCATACAGGCAGATTTGGTAAGGTGCATTGCCTGACAGATGCAGAAGCAACTTTTGTAGCAGAAAATATTACAGAAAATGGATCAGCTACTATTAACGGCATCACAATGAAAGCTTCATCTGAAGTCTGTGGTGTTATTACAAGTATCACTCTTGCAAGTGGTCAAGTTATTGCCTATTTCTTATGAGTCTTGCTAAAGCATTAAAAAAAGCTGCCAGCGCTTCACTAAAAAAACTTGGCGGTGATGTAACTATCAGACAGGTAACAGCAGGGGCATACAATACCACCACTGGTGCTATAACAGAATCTACATCTGATACGACTATCAAAGGTGCATTAAGTAATGTTACAAGAAATCAGGTAAACGATTTGATTGAATCACAAGATAAGCTGTTGACAATATCTGCTGGAGATCTCACATTTGCACCCACAACAAAAGATAGAGTGGTAATAAGTAGCGTAGAATTTAAAATTATTCAAGTTATTGTCAATGAGCAGAATAATACACCAGTTAGTTTTGATCTTATCTTGAGGTAAAGATGACAAGACAAATCAGAATAGATCAGATTCCAGATGTGATGGAAGAAGCTGTAATTGATTTAGTTGCAGCAACCACCCTTGAGTGGACTAGACGAGTAAAGAAGGCTACACCAGTTGTTACAGGTAGGCTGCGGAACTCATGGCAAACACAGATAAAAACAACTAGCGGAACCATAAGCAACAACTTACCTTATGCTGAACCAGTTTGTTATGGTGAAAACCTCCCACCATCATGGGGTCGTCAATTCAGAACAAGACAAAAGACTGTTGCTGGTTTTCCAGAAATTATTGGAAAAGAGTTACAGCAATGGGCAAGTGATGAATATAACAAAATCAAAAGGAGGATATAATGGCTGCTGTCGATTTAAACACTATTAGATCCACTATAGAAGCTAGGTTGGCTACAGAACTTGCCTCAAGTCCAGCAATACCAGTTGTGTTTAACAATATGACCTTTGACTCTACAACAGAGGATACTTTTGTTCAATGCATTACAAGTTTTGGTGCTGGTCAATATCTAACAATGGGAGGAACAACTGATTCAGATAATAATGTTATTGGTTTGGTTCTTTTAAATGTTTTTACAGAGGAAGGATTAGGAGCAGGATCTAACTTTACAATTTGCAAAAGGCTTAGAGACTTATACAATAGAGTGACTGTATCTAATGTAATTTTTGATTCCCCTATTGGTCCCGAAATATTTACATCGAGTCCAGAAGGTAAGTTTCAAACACAAATTAGAATTACTTTTAACATCTACGAGGATCTTTAATCATGCCAAAACTTGTAATAACTGAAGAAATGCTTGACGCTATTGAAGCTGTTAAAGGTGTAAGAGATTCTAGAATGTGGGATCCAAATTGTAAAAGATATATGGAGAATCAACAAAATCCTAAAAAAGATGTAAAAAACTCTGAAAAGAGTTAATATATTTATAAATATTTCTTTTTTTTGTTATGGCTGCTGTAAAAGGTGATGTCGGTAAAATAATGTTCCACAATGCTGCTGGAACAGAAGCTGATATATCAGGTCTTAGAAATTGGTCTCTATCAATTACTAAAGATACTCAAGAAACCACAGTTCAAGGTGATACTTCAAAAACTTTTGTAGGTGGTCTTATTTCTGGTGAGGGTTCGGCAACTCTTATATATGATAATGCTGGAAACTCTGATTATTTATCATTTGTTGAAGATATTTTAACAACAGGCGATGCTGGTGACGCATTGTTTGAACTTTTTCCAGATAGTTCAGCAAGTGCTAAAAAATTTGGTTTTTCTGGAATAGTTACAGGTGCTGAATATGGGGCAACACTTGGCGAAATCCAAGAAATAAACATTTCATTTATATCGACAGGTGCAATAACTTCAGACATATAGTAAATTAAGATTATCTCGCACTTAATTTATGGCAGAAAAAAGAACCCTTGACCTTTTAAAGGAGTCGTTTGACCTCTCAAAAAGGCGTAAATTTGACGTTAAAGATGATAATGGTAACGTTGTAGTCAGTTTATATTTCAAGGCCATTACAAGGGCTGACAGAGCCAGAGCAACGCAAAGGGCTGGTAGTGATGATCCATTAATTGTTTCTACACACATGCTTTGTCAGCTGGCAGAAAAAGAAGATGGAACTAAAGCTTTTAATCCAGCAGAATTTATTAATTTACAAAACGAGTTACCAGAAAATGTCCTTAATGAAATTGAATTATTTTTATTTGGTGTAAATTCAAATATAACCATAGATAATGTAAAGGAATCCTAAAGGGGGATAACTGGCTAAACTTTGAGTTTTTCCTTGCAACAGAATTGGGTAAGACAGTAAGTGAACTAAGAACACAACTTACAGATGAAGAGTTGATATTTTTTGCTGGTTATTATGAATTAAAGTATGATAGGGAAAAGAAACAGGCTGAAGCGGCAAAACGCAAAGCCAAGTATAGTTAAAGGAGTTATTAGTTAATCGTGGCAGTCTCTAATGTAGAACTAAGAGTAAATGCTACGCAAGCTATAACAGCATTAAAGAATGTTGATATACAGGCAAAGAAATTTAATCAGACTGTAGGTGGTACAAGTAGTAAGTTAAAAGACGCCAATCATGGTTTAAGGATATTACCGAAAGGATTTTTTGGTGCTGGTAAAGCTGCAAATGGAGCTTCACTTGCATTTAAAGGTGCTGCCGCTAGTCTTGCCACTTTATTAGGTCCAATAACTGCTGGAATTACATTAGTTGCTGCCTTTGGAAAAGTATTTAGCACGTTAGCTGCACAAGATTTTGCCTCTGCTAAAGTTAAAACTCTTGGTGTTGATGTAGATACTTTAAATCCAAAACTTGCAAGTTTAACAAATCAACTAAGTGGTCAAGTTTCACAACTTGATCTATTAACAGCATCTTATGATGTAGCTTCAGCTGGTTTTGGTGAGGTAGCAGAACTGACAGAAGTATTAAAAGCATCACAATTAGGAGCAACTGGTGGATTTTCTGATTTAGGTACTGTTGCTGATGCTACAACATCTGTATTAAATGCTTATGGTTTGGAATCTAGTAAGGCTGCAAAAATAGTTGATGGCTTTGTGCAAACACAGAATGATGGTAAAATTATTGTTGAACAATATGCACAGCAAATAGGTCGACTTGCACCTATAGCGGCTGGTGCTGGTGTTGGGATAGATGAACTTAATGCGGCAATATCTAGTGTTACTGCAACTGGTGTTCCTGTTGAATCTACCTTTGCTGGACTACGACAAGTTATTGCTGCGATACAAAAACCAACAGGTGAAGCGGCCAAAGCTGCAGAAAAGCTTGGTATAGACTTTAGTGCGGCTGCACTTAAATCGAAAGGTTTAGGTGGTGTTCTAGAGGAAATTATTGATAAAGGTGGAGCTAGTGAAGAGACACTAGCTTTATTATTTGGATCTGTTGAAGCAAGAACGGCAGTACTGCCATTACTTAACGATCAGCTTGTTTCATTTAATAAAAATTTAGAAAATCAAGCAAATGCTCAAAATGTTGCTGCTAAAGCTGCATTTACAGCATCAAATACAATTCAAGGACAACTTACTAGATTAGGTACAGCGTTTACAAATTTAGCTGGAGAGGGTTCTGAGTTTGGTGCGATCATAAGAGAATCTTTAAAAATTGCTGCTGTAACTGTCGAGGCTTTAGGGGCTGCATTTAAACTTGTTCTTGCACCAGTTAGGGCTATTTTTGCTGCTGTAACGGAAGTAGGTAAAGCCATTGCAGAAGCTATAGGTATGGACGCAACAAGTGTTGTATTTGATCTAGAGCAGAGTTGGATAGCAGTTAAAGAAGGTGTGACTGCTTTTTCAGAAAGCGTTATTAAACTTGGTACAGATGTAGGCACAATAATAGGTAATATGGTTGGTTTTATAGTTAAACAATTTAAAAAAGTTGTTGATTTTGTAGATAGAAATCCAGTTTTAAAGTTTATTTTTGGAAGAGTCAAACTACCAAAATTAAATGTTGAATCGGTTGTTCAATTAAAGGAAGGTTTTGAAAATACTGCTGAAGCATCAAATAAAATTGTTCAAAGCAATATAACAACTGGAATAACTTTAGATCAAAATACTGTAAAAGCTGGAACATTTAAGACAGCAATAACAGATGCAACAAATGAGGCAGATGACTTAAAAGAAAAATTTATGGAGATAGGACAAGGAATTGAAGATGGTATTGTGTCAGGTCTTACTGATGCAGTGATGGGAACAAAAACATTAGCAGATGCAGCTATAGGTGTATTAAATAATTTAAAACGCAAACTTGTAGAGGTTGCAATACAAAGGGCTGTCTCTGGTATTGGTAATTTCTTTGGAAATGCTTTAAGTGGAATATTTCGTGGTGGAAGTGCCTCGGCTTTTCCTAATGCTTTTAAAACTTCATTTGATACAAGCTTACTTGGTTTTGCTAATGGTGGCAGACCACCTGTGGGGAGAGCTTCAGTTGTTGGTGAGAGAGGTCCAGAACTTTTCGTTCCTCGTACTGCTGGTACAATTATTCCAAACAATGCAATTGGTGGAGGCAACACAACAAATAATATGATTACTGTAAATGTTGATGCTTCTGGTACTTCTGTTCAAGGTAATGGATCTGAAGCAGATCAACTTGGACAACTTATCGGTGGTATAGTTCAAGCTACACTAGTAGAAGAATCAAGGGCTGGGGGTTTACTGAATAGATAATGGCTACATTTCCTTCGATAACTCCAGTTTATGGCATGAGAAAAACAAGCAAACCGAAAATTAAGGTTTCGCAGCTTGGTGATGGTTATGAATTTAGGGCTTTATTAGGACTTCCATTATCTCAAGACCCTAAAGTATATGATCTTACTTTCAACGTGTCTGAGACTGAATCAGATGTCATTGAAGCGTTTTTAAGAAGTAGAGTAAACGATCAGGCAAGCTTTACTTTTACACCACCAGCAGAGGGTTTTACAAAAACAGGTACATATTCGCAAAGTGGGACAACTGTTACTATTGCAATAACCTCTCATGGAGTTGCAATCGGTGATATTTTAACTATTGACTACACATCTGGATCTGCAACTGATGGGACTTTTGCAGT